AAGAAAAGCAGAGCGATGTCTATTGGTTAGCATGGGAAGTAGTTCGCAGGTCAGGTGAGTCTGTTAAGCCTTTCGGGATGGAGTTCATCGAGACACTTAAAAGTGTCGAGGTGCTTGACTCCGACCCTTTAGCTTAAAGCGAGATCTTCCATTCACCTACTTGATTGCTCGGTTGAGCATCAGGTTGGGGATCTCGCCACAGCAGTTATTGGATTTAGATAAGACAATGCTCGATGCACTTGTGCAAGGGCTAAAAGATGAAGCGAAAGAGGTGAGCGATGCCAACCGAGGTAGTAGGCGCGGTCGAGCTTCGTAAAGCCCTTAAAGAATACGCACCTGATCTAGCAAAAGAATTAACAAAGGAATTAGGAAACATCTTAAAGCCTATTGTTAATGAGGCTAGGTCTTATGTGCCTATCGCATCTCCCATGTCTGGTTGGGCTAAGCGTGAAACATCTAGGGGTGCAAGGTTTCCCAAGTATGATGCTCTGGAAATCCGCAAGGGCATCATCTATAAGACAACACCATCTAAGCCAAACGCAGCAGGCTTTGTTAATACTGTTCGTATTCAGAATAAGTCTATGATCGGTGCGATCTACGAGACTGCTGGTCGTAAGAATGGTCAGGGTCAAGAGTGGGTAGGCGCTAAGGCAGGCGGCGCATCTAAAGGTGTGTCTCGATCTGTTAATCCTTATGCAGGCAATCAGTTTATTTCTAATTTAGGTAATTTATACGGATCAAACCGCCGAGGTGATCATCGAATGATGGGTCGCTTAATCTTTAGGGCTTGGGCTAATACTCAGGGTCGTGCCAATGCTTCTGTGTTTAAGGCTATTGAAAACACCACAACTAAGTTCAATCGTCGGACAGCGATGGTAGATGTAAGGAGAGCCGCATGAGTAATGTGAACATTAACATTGCCGCTGAGTTCAAGGGCAAGAAGGCGTTTAAGGAAGCTCAGACATCAACCGACAAACTCACCAAGAATGTCAAGGGACTTGCTAAAAGTCTATTAGCCGTCTATAGCGTGCAGAAGCTTTATTCATTTAGCAAGGCTTCAGTCAAGGCTTTTGCAGAAGATGACAAGGCAGCTAAGGCATTAGGCACTACTCTTAAAAATCTAGGACTTGCCTATGGATCAAATGTAGGCACAGTCAATGGATTTATTTCTAGACTTGAAATGCAGACTGGCGTGCTTGATGACGAGTTACGCCCAGCGATGGATCGCTTGCTTCGTGCTACAGGTAATGTCACTAAGTCACAAGAATTATTAGGCTTAGCCCTAGACATTAGTGCTGGTACAGGCAAAAGTCTTACTCAGGTTTCACAAAGCTTACAGAAGGCATACTTAGGACAGACTCAGGCACTAGGTCGTTTAGGTGTTGGACTTACAAAGGCAGAATTGACATCCTCATCATTTGAGGAAATCCAAGCAAGATTAGCAACACTCTTTGCAGGTCAGGCAGCAGCGGCAGCCGATACCTATGCAGGTTCACTTGCTAAATTAACTGTTGCAGGCAATAACGCCAAAGAGACAATCGGCGAAGGCTTAGTCGATGCAATCAAGACTGCATCAGGCTCTAACACTATTGACCCGCTTATCAAGGGCATTGATCGTATTGCTAATGCTATTGCTGGACTTGCACGCGAAACTGGCAAGTTTATCGCCATCACTAAATCAATCTTTGACTTTGATTTATTCGCTAAAGACCTTGATGCGTTTAAGGGTATGGGCAACATCTCGCTCACAGTATCCTCACAAGATACTCAGCGAGCCGATGCTATAGCCAAGAAAAATCAAGCACAAATCACAAAACTAACTAAAGAGCAAGCGGCAGCACAAGCTAAGATCATTAAAGATAAAAAACTTGGTGCGGCTATTGACAAGGCTAACCTTGCTCTTAATAAAGGCTCTGAAGTCTTTGACCTTGACAAGATCCAGATTGCCGCAGCTCTTACATCTCAGGCTGAGCAACTAGGCAAGGCAACCTCATCGGCTCAATTGCTACAAATTGCCAATGACACAGCACGCCTTAATGTCAAGAAGTCGATCCTTGACCTTGAAGATGCAATTGCCGCTAAGGATGAAGCGGCTATCCTAAAGGCAACAGAGAAGTTAAATGCTGACCTTAAAATCTTAGGCGCACTATCTGGGCAGAATGTAAAGCTCCAAGACATCAAATCGATCCTTGATAGCCTGAAACCTAAAGACCTTATCAATCTGGCTAACCTAGATGCTGCTATTGCCAAGATGATGGAATTGCTCAAACTGCAAGGCACTAAGACACTTGTGCCAACTACGGGGACAACTACCACACAGCCAACGGCTACGGCGGCGGTTCAAGGTGCAACCACGATTGCAGGCACAAACCTAAGTGTTGCAGCATTAGGTGGTGTTGTAACACAGATCCTGCCTAACCTAAAAGAGTTCACTCCAGATACAGGCATGATCTCAGGCATTAGCCCTAATGGTCGCGAGTTCAACTTTACTGTCAATGTAAACACAGGCATTGGCGACCCTAACGCTATCGCAGAAGCAATCGATCAAGTGCTAGTAGATGCAGTCAGCCGTGGCACATTACGAGGTGGGTACACAATCGCATGACATGGCTTCCAGAATGGCGCGTGACAGTAGGTGATGATGTTTATACAACTGTCACCTCTGTTTCCTATGCTTCTGGTCGCTTAGACATTGACCGCCAAGCTACTGCAGGTTACTGTCAAGTAGAGATCATCAACACAGATAACTCACCTTTTACCATCAATGTCACCGAGCCAATCACCCTAGAGCTAAAGAACAGCAGCGGCACTTATGTCACTGTGTTTGGTGGCGAGGTCTCAGACTTCTCTATTGGAGTCCGTAGCCCTGAAGAATCTGGTTACATTACAACAGGCAAGATTCTAGGCATTGGCTCACTGGCTAAGCTCACCAAGGCTGTTTATAACACTGCCCTTGCAGAGGGCTTAGATGGCGCACAGATCGCAGAGATCTTAGGACAAGCCCTTAACCTGTCATGGGAGCAAGTAACCCCAACTGTGACATGGGCAACATACCCAGCCGATGTCACATGGGCTAACGCTGAGTCAAGCATTGGCACAGTGGACACAGGCTTCTACACCATGATCGCCTTGGCTGCCAGTGCTACAGCTAAGAGCCAAACCTTAGTAGATCAGATTGCCACTAGCGCACTTGGTCAGATCTATGAGGAGAAGGATGGAGATGTCAGTTATGACGATGCAGACCACAGATCTAACTATCTCGCAGCAAATGGCTTTACTAACTTGGATGGCTCGTATGCAACACCCAGCTCTATCCAGTCACAAACTCAGATTGCTCGCATCCGTAATAGCCTTATCTACAGATACGGCACAGGATACGCTTCTACCTACAGCACCTCAGATACCGACTCTATAGCCTCTTACGGGCTCTTTGAGCGGTCGGTGGACTCTAACATCAAGAACCTTGCAGACATCACTGACATCGCCTCTAGAGAGCTTAATCTGCGCAAGAACCCACGCGGGTCATTGGGTGCGATTACCTTCCGCCTAGATAACCCAGACATGCCTAGCGCAATGCTTGACAGCCTCATCAATGTATTCTTTGGTCAGCCTGTGCTTATTAACAATCTGCCTAGCAACCTACTGGGCGGCTCATTCGATGGCTTTGTGGAGAATGTGGCACTGCGGGCAACACCTACTTTTGTGGACATCACCCTCTACATCTCAGCAACAGACTTCTCACTATCTACAACCCAATGGGAAACAGTTACCCCAGCTTCACTTATCTGGACTGGCGTAAATGGTACACTTACATGGACTAACGCGACTGGAGCACTAACCTAATGGCAACTACCACACCTAATTTCGGTTGGACTGTTCCAACCTCATCTGACCTAGTAAAGAATGGCGCAACAGCCATCGAGACACTAGGCGATGCGATTGATGCCTCACTTGTAGATTTAAAGGGTGGCACCACAGACCAAGTTCTTGCTAAAAATAGCAACACAGACATGGATTTTAAATGGGTTACTGCAGGCGGTGGTGGTGGTGGCAAGGTCTTGCAAGTTGTAACAGCTAATTACACAACAACATTTACTACTTCTTCATCAACTCCAGCCGATACTGGTTTAACTGCATCAATTACACCAAGCGCCAGTACAAGCAAAATTTTGGTCATTGCAACTGCGACTGTTGGTAAAAGTAATGCTAATTCAGGCACATATGGAACTATCGACTTGGTTAGAGGATCCACTCTAATTTCTACTTCAATCGGTACTACTTATACAGGCACAGCTAATTACAATAATAACGGCTGGGCGGTCAATTATTTGGATTCTCCAAGCACCACATCATCAACAACTTATAAGATTCAAGCAAGTTCAACTGCTTCAGCTTTTAATTTTGGTGCTAATTCATCAACATCAACAATCACACTCATGGAAATAGGTGCTTAATATGGCAACAGGCGCGCAAGTTTTAGAAATGTTAATTCCTGCTGGTGGTTGGACTATTTTGGGGGATGATTTTGCTGGCATCAATTTTGTAAATTGTGAGCCAATTACCGAAAAACAATTTGAAGCAGGTTTTGCTCAATTTGACGCATGGAAAGCAGAACAAGATGCGGCTAAAGCTGCTGAGAAAACTGCATTGTTAGCCAAGCTAGGCATTACCGAGGATGAAGCGAAGCTCTTACTTGGATGAAGGTAAAACTCTCTAAGGCTGCTGTCCAATTAAGAGAGCAGATAGATGACTCGTTCCCAGATCGTGACCGCACATCGGATGGTTGGATCGGTGATACCAGACACGCTGCTCGCAAGTCTGATCATAATCCAGATGAGCAGGGTTGGGTTCGTGCCATTGATGTCGATCGTGACTTATTCAAGGGATCGAAGCCAGACATTATGTGCGACCTTGTTGATCAGCTTCGGAGAGCCTGTAAAGCCAAATCAGAGACACGCATTAGTTACATTATTTACGACGGCTACATCTGTTCCCGCATCCTCAATTGGAAGTGGCGAACATACAAGGGCGCAAACAAGCACACAAAACACGCTCATTTCAGCTTTAAGAAAGAGGCTGACCTATTGGGTGAGTTTTATCAGATACCTATGTTAGGCGGAGAATAATGAAGAACATGAAGCATCCTGCATACCTAGCCGCTGGAGCATTTCTAGCTGCTTGGGCATCAAGCAACTTTGAGGCAGATTACCGCGCAATCCTTTGGGCTGTGCTATCTGGCGTGTTCGGTTATGCGAGTCCTAAAAAGTGACACAATCGGATTTCTTTACTTTCTACCTTGCCACGCTTGGTGTCATCGGTGGACTAGCAGGCTATGTGATCACACATCTGCTGTCTGAAATCAAACGCCTCAATCAGCGTGTCGATGAAATCTATAACATCCTTCTAGAGCGATAATTTAATCATGGCAAGAAAAGCAACTAAGGCACTAGAGGAACAAGGCTACTCAAAGCTTGATGCTTATTGCATTGGGCTTTATGAGTATTTCTGCTCATTAAAGCGTGCTGGTTTTGCTGAGGATGTGGCGATGTTTATGATCACAGAGCCACAGGCTTATCCTCATTGGATACTGCCTGACCCTATAGAGCCTGAGAAGTATGGCGATTACCAAGACGATGAGGATGACGATTAAGCGGATCGTTGTAGTGTCGGACTTACAAGTCCCCTACCATGACAGGGTTGCCACACGCAACCTTGCTTCATTCATTACGAAGTTTAAGCCAGATCAAGTAGTCACCATTGGTGATGAGATTGACCTACCCCAGATAAGCAAGTGGGAAGAAGGTCGCATGGGCAGCTACGCCCAGACCCTAGATGATGATCGTAATGAGGCTGTTGATCTACTCTGGGAGTTAGGCGTTACTGACTGCATCCGTAGCAACCACACAGACCGCCTCTACAATGTCATCATGGCTAAAGTGCCAGCGTTCGGGGCTTTGCCAGAGCTACGCTTTGAGAAGTTTATGAAGTTCGATGAGTTAGGCATTACCTTCCACAAAAACCCTATGCCTATTGCGCCTAACTGGATTGCAGTACATGGAGACCACACACCCATCAAGCCACAAGGGGGCTTATCAGCCCTAGAAGCGGCTCGTAGGCATGGTAAGAATGTCATCTCAGGTCATACTCACAGAGCAGGGCGTTCAGCCTTCTCAGAGGCTTCTGGGGGGCGTATAGGGCGTGTCCTGCATGGTGTCGAGGTAGGCAATCTTATGGACTTTAAGCAAGCTGCTTACACTAAGGGCGTTGCTAACTGGCAGCAAGCCTTTGCCATTATCTATGTGAACAAAACTAAAGTGCAGGTGGATCTTATCCACATCGAGAAGGATGGCACATTCATAGTTGCTGGAAAGTCTTACGGAAGAGCTCGATAATTGCTACAATTGTAGTACGCCGCGAGGCGTCTGCCATTGGCTAGGGATCGCCTGAGTCGCACTCAGCCCCTAGCCTTTGTGCTTAGATAGGGTACAAAGAGGTCTAGATTTGGCTCTAAATGTACCCTAAAGGTACTAAAGGTAACATTGAAATCGTTATCATTTCGTTACACAAATCTAATCAATTAGTCATAGATGTGTGCAACACTAAAGCCATGAAGTTCGAGGCAGCATCGGCGGGGCTGTGTTACATCCGAAAAATCACTAAGGCTAAGGGGCTGGGTCGCACCCAGTGACAGAGACGCGGGTTCGACTCCCGCCGACTTCATACCACCACTAAAAGAAAAGGGCAAAGAATGGCAAACACAGACAAGCTGTTGCTGATCTGCATTATTGGAATGGTCATAGGATTTGCTATTACTATTTTTGATGTGCAGCGTCGCAGCTATGATAAGGGCTTACGAGATGGATACCATCGTGGTCGTAATTTTCGTGGTGATTTAGATTGAAAGCTAATGAAATCTTACTCACAGCCACCGACACAATTTCTCAGCGTGGCTTATCGTATGGTCACCCTGCGGATAACCTGCAACACACAGCGATGCTCCTCTCAGCATACTTACAGACACCGATCCATGATTATCAAGTCGCAGGGATCATGGTGCTTGTTAAACTTGCAAGGACTAATCAATCAGCCCAGCAGATCGACACATGGATCGACCTATGCAGCTATGGCGCAATCGCAGGACAACTAGCAACCGAGGAGAATGATCTCTATGTTTAATTTAGCCGATTACGAGCCAGTAGAGGTGAGACTTGAAAAGTTTATTAAGGATTATCCAGCGTTCCGCATTTCAACTGAGCTGGAAGTTGTCGAGGCTACTCGATACATTGTTAAGGCGTATCTATTTAAGAATGCTGAAGATAGCGTTGCATGGGCAACAGGGTACGCTGAAGAAACAGTTACTAGCCGAGGCGTTAATCAGACTTCAGCATTGGAGAATTGTGAGACTTCGGCAATCGGCAGAGCACTTGCAAATGCAGGTTATGCGCCTAAAGGAAAGAGACCAAGCCGAGAAGAAATGAGCAAGGTTGTAGCTGCTAAGCCAGTTAAACCACCAGTTCAAGAGGTCAAGGCAGATGATCAGGATTATTGGACAACGCCTGTAGGTCAATACAATAAAGTAGTAGATGCGCCTGTCACACTTGACAAGGCTATGGAAACTGTGTCTGCAATCATGGGAACACCAGAGGCAGTAGAAGCTCCATCATGCGAGCATGGGCACATGACTTGGAAAGAGGGGCAAAAGAATGGCAAGGCGTGGGGTGGTTACTTCTGTAACTCAGCGATTTCATCTGCTCATCGATGCCCTACCAAATGGTACACACTAGGATCAGACGGCAAGTTTGCACCTCAGAAAGCGTGGGCATAACATGGGCTTTGTAGAATACTTTGATGAGACAACAGGCGAGTGGACTAACATCGAGGATGTGCCTATGTATGACACAGTAAATTGCCAGTTATGTAATGAGCCTACAGAGGCATGGAACATTATTGCTAACATCGTTATTAAAGATAATGAAGTTTCAGTTGGAACATGGCAGTGCAGGAAATGTCACGCAGTTAATGGCTAGTCAAGCAAGGAAACATAGAGGCTTCCGTACAGAACGCGTAGTCGCACAGTACCTATCGACTGTGTGGAGTGGTGCAACTGTCGGAAGGGGTAGCGGTAAGGACATTGTTAATGTTCCGTTCGATGTTGAAGTCAAAGCCCGCGCTGGATTTCAACCATTGGCTTACATCAAACAATTAAAAGCTCGCACAGCTCTTTCGGGGGAATTGGGCTTTGGAGTAATACGACTAAACGGACAGGGTGAAGATGCGCGTGAGTATGCCGCGATCATCCGCTTAGAGGATCTCTTACCGCTACTCCAATTAAAGTATGGTCACATTACTAGCGAACCCACAGAGGCAGACATTGACCGCTGCCAAGCCTGTGGGTCTTACATGATACAGAGGTGCTTAACTTGCCATCCTACGACTACAAATGTTCCCGATGCAATCTTAGTCAAGAAATCTATCATGGATGGCACGATCGACCAGTAATACCATGCACATACTGTAATGAGCCTATGACTAAGGTTATTGCAGCTACACCTACAGTATTTAAAGGTAAAGGGTTCTACTCAACCGACAAATAGTTATCCACAGAAGTTATCCACAGGGGGTAATAATGAAAGCGACACGCACTCTGAGCAGGGCTTTTACAAATAGATTTGACATCAATGGTACGCTAACGGCGCAGAGCCTCTCAAAGGCTCACCGCGAGCCCCTTAGGGGCGTAGCTCGCGGGGTGCTAGTAGCTATTGGGATAGCTCTATGCATCATGCCTGAAGCAGGTGGCTCTAAACCAGTGCAATACATAAGCTATAAAGAGTATGCTCTTATCTCATTAGATTATAACTATAGAGAGTTTAAGTGCTTATCCATACTCTATGGTAAAGAGTCAGCATGGAACCCTAAGGCTGTTAATGGTAGTCATTATGGAATACCTCAGGGACGCAGTGAGTATCTATCTAAGGTTGATGGTTATAAGCAGATACAATGGGGATTGAAATACATTCAACATCATAGGCTTTATCAAGGTGATGTATGTAAAGCATTAGATCATTGGAGGGCTAAGGGATGGCATTAAACTGTTCAGTAGATGAAGTTGTGGTTATGTATAAAGAAGCACTCATTACATTAGATGAAGCTCGATACATGCTTTCAATTGTTTGATGTAAGCCAATGGTTGAAATCCAGCGCGGGCTTTGACCTCAACATCGAACGGAACATTAACAATGTCCTTACCGCTACCCCTTCCGACAGTTGCACCACTCCACACAGTCGATAGGTACTGTGCGACTACGCGTTCTGTACGGAAGCCTCTATGTTTCCTTGCTTGACTAGCCATTCACAGCCTTGCACTTGCGGCACTGCCAAGCACCGACGATAGGCTGATCATCCTTAAACTTGATCTCAGCAACAATGTCATGCGCCTCTGTAGGCTCATTACATAACTGACAGTTAATTGTGTCAAATAGTGGAATGTCCTCGATGTTAGTCCACTCGCCAGTTGTCTCATCAAAGTATTCTACAAAGCCCATGTTATGCCCACGCCTTCTGAGGTTGGAACTTGCCGTCTGATCCCAGTGTGTACCAAAGCGTGTTGCACTTAGGCTCGCCGCCTTGATGATTGACTACAGAGCAGAAGTAACCGCCCCAAGCCTTGCCATTCTTTTGACCCTCACGCCATGTCATGTGTCCATGCTTGCATGATGGCGCTTCTTGTGCTTCACCTGTACCCATTACAGCTGCGATGTTCTCCATCGCCTTTTCAAGCGTTACAGGTGCATCTACTACCTTGTTGTACTTGCCTACAGGCGTTGTCCAGTAATCCTGATCATCTGGTACAACATCTTGTACCACTGGCTTAACTGGCTTAGCAGCTACAACCTTTGTCATTTCCTCTCGGCTTGGACGCTTTCCTTTAGGCGCATAACCCGCATTTGCAAGCGCTCTGCCGATTGCCGAAGTCTCACAATTCTCCAGTGCTGAAGTCTGATTAACGCCTCGGCTAGTAACTGTTTCCTCAGCGTACCCTGTTGCCCATGCAACGCTATCTTCAGCATTCTTAAATAAATACGCCTTAACAATGTATCGAGTAGCCTCGACAACTTCCAGCTCAGTTGAAATGCGAAACGCTGGATAATCCTTAATAAACTTTTCAAGTCTCACCTCGACTGGCTCGTAATCGGCTAAATTAAACATAGAGATCATTCTCCTCTGTTGCTAGTTGTCCAGCGATTGCCCCATAGGAACAGAGGTCAATCCATGTATCGATCTGTTGGGCTGACTGATTAGTCCTAGCAAGTTTAACGAGCACCATGATCCCTGCCACTTGATAGTCGTGGATTGGTGTCTGTAAGTATGCACTGAGGAGCATAGCTGTGTGTTGCAGGTTATCCGCAGGATGACCATACGAGAGACCACGCTGACTGATCGTGTCTGTTGCGGTGAGCAGGATTTCATTGGCTTTCAATCTAAATCACCACGAAAGTTTCGACCACGATGCCAGCCGTCTCTTAAACCTTTATCATAACTGCGACGCTGTACATCAAAGATAGTAATGGCAAATCCTATAACCATTCCGATAATGCAGATCAGCAACAGCTTGTCTGTGTTTGACATCTTATACCTATCTGTGCCAATGCCCTTGATTGGCTACAGACTTAGTGTGACAGAAACATCCGACTTATCAAGCACATTTAGATAACGACTTGATAACGATTATCTAGGTCTGCCGTAGCTCTTTCCAGACACAATGAATGTTCCATCCTTCTCAATGTGGATAAGATCGACCTGAACCTTAGCCTTATTGACATAGATAATGGCAAAGGCTTGCTGCCAGTTAGCCACGCCTTTTGTATAGGCGGCTTGCTTAAAGTCCATAAGATTGCCTACCTCAACACCATGCAGAACACGCCCTATGCGGCCACCAGAGGCCTCTGAGAAGGCTGAACGCCCTGCTCTGTGGGTATGACCTGAGATTACATTCTTTCCATGCCTACGAGCCGCCTCAAGGGCTGATAAGCCCCCCTGTGGCTTGATGGGTGTGTGATCACCATGAACTGCAATCCAGTTGGGTGCAATAGGCATTGGGTTCTTATGGAAGGTAATGCCCATCTCATCAAAGCGCATAAACTTCTCAAAACGAAGCTCAGGCAAAGCCCCGAACGCTGGCACTTTAGCCATAATGATGTTATAGAGGCGGTCTGTGTGGTTGCTACGGATGCAATCGGTGACACCTAACTCCCACAGCAGGTTCACAGCCTCGTTACGATCATCGTCTAGGGTCTGGGCGTAGCTGCCCATGCGACCCTCTTCCCACTTGCTGATCTGGGGTAGGTCAATCTCATCGCCTATTGTGACTACTTGATCTGGCTTAAACTTCTTAATGAACGAAGCAAGGTTGCGTGTGGCAACCCTGTCATGGTAGGGGACTTGTAAGTCCGACACTACAACGATCCGCTTAATCGTCATCCTCATCGTCTTGGTAATCGCCATACTTCTCAGGCTCTATAGGGTCAGGCAGTATCCAATGAGGATAGGCTTGTGGCTCTGTGATCATAAACATCGCTATGTCCTCAGCAAAGCCAGCACGCTTTAATGAGCAGAAATACTCATAGAGACCGATGCAATAAGCGTCAAGCTTTGAGTAGCCTTGCTCCTCTAATGCCTTAGTTGCTTTTCTAGCCATGAGTTTATTGTCTCTCTAAAATCCTAAGAATGGTATCGACACGCCCACGAAGCTCTGAGATTTCATCGCGCATGGATGAGCCGCTATTTGGCTTTAACTCTGCTAGGTAGTGCTTTACTAACCATCGCACTGAGCCAATAAATGAACCAACGATCGTTGTCACAGCAACTGCAACTGCCGCTGTGTCTTGCAGCGTCATTACTTTTTAGGTGAGGCATAACCAAAGATGCCAGATAGGGCAGCCCAAAGGATTGCTCGGTAGTCAAGGTCAAAGTTGCTAGATGCCCATGCGGCTAAGAAAGCGCCAGCAGCAAGGTATGCAGGGTGTTTGATGTTTTTCATTATTCTCCGCCTAACATAGATACTTGATAAAACTCACCCAATAGGTCAGCTTCTTTCTTAAAGCTGAAATGAGCGTGCTTTGTGTGTTTGTTTGCGCCCTTGTATTTACGCCACTTCCAGTTGAGGATGCGGGAGCAGATGTAGCCGTCGTAAATAATGTAACTAATGCGTGTTTCTGATTTGGCTTTACAGGCTCTCCGAAGCTGATCAACAAGGTCGCACATAATGTCTGGCTTTGATCCCTTGAATAGGTCACGATCGACATCAATGGCACGAACCCAACCCTGCTCATCTGGATTATGATCAGACTTGCGAGCAGCGTGTCGGGTATCACCGATCCAACCATCCGATGTGCGGTCACGATCTGGGAATGAGTCATCTATCTGCTCACGAAGTTGTATCGCGGCTTTGCTTAATCGCGGCTTCACAAGCAGCACACTCCCATCGCTTTAAGTTATTCAATAATAATTCGTCGTGATTACATTCTGGCATTGGTGCAATAAATGCATCATCAATTGGATCGTATGTAAATCCTATACCTGCAAAATTGTAACGAATGTTTCCATTATAGGAAGTGCGCTTACAGACTTGACCTCTAAGATTGCCGTACCATGTTTCAGGCTCTAAACCTTCAATCAATTCTGTTTCATCAATGCCGACAATAACTTCTGTGACAATGTTGGTTTCATCTAAAAATGCGTAATGTGCCATTATGCCCAACTCACATTTCCTGTGCCAGCTGTAATGGTTGTAACTTTGTATAATCCATCTGTTGCTGTTGATCCTGTTAAACCTGCACCAATTGTAATTGTTCCAGCAGCGGTTGGATAACGAAGGATTACAACACCCGAACCACCCGAACCACCCGTTTTTGCAGTCGCGCCGCCCGTTCCACCACCACCCGAACCTGTATTGGCTGTGCCCGATGTCGCGGAAACCGATCCATAGCCACCATTTCCACCCCCGCCCGATCCACCTGTTCCTGCTGTTCCTGAAATTTCGTATGCTCCACCTGCACCACCCCCTGCGCGTGTTACTGATGTACCAGTAATTGATGATGAACGACCATTTCCGCCGTTTCCACCAATGTTTGTCGCACCTGCATAACCAACTTCAGAAGCTCCCCCGCCACCCCCGCCAACATTTAGCGCACCCGCGCCCCCTGCGTAGCCTTCAACTGGCGAATACCCGCCAGAGTTTCCTGAACCTGCGCCTTGTGATTGACAACCACCCGCACCTGAACCACCCGATGAAGATGCGCCTTGTCCTTCATAAACTGATCGACCGCCGCCTGATGAAGTTATTGTTGAGAATACAGAATTAGAGCCATTTGTTCCATTTGATGCATTAACACCACCTGCACCACCTGCACCAACTGTTACTGTGTAATTAACACCTTTAGATAATGCTGAAAGTGTTGCAGTCCGATAACCACCTGCACCTGATCCACCTGAACCTGCAAAAAATGCACCATTTCCACCTGCTCCACCACCACCTGCGATGACAAGGTACTCAACATCTAAAGCTGCTGCTGCGCCACCACTAGATGCAATAATCCCCGCTAATGTATTTAACATTATGCAATTGCACCTACAACGATCCATGAGTTAGCAGCGATCTTAATGCAAGCTGCTGACTTGTAACGAGCAAGGACAGGTGAACCCGCTGCCGCACCTGCACTAGAAACTGTAGTTGTTGCTGGAGTAGTTGCAGTAATTGTTGTAACTCCTGCGCCCTTCATGTACACAAGCAAAGTTGTTCCTGTAGGAAATGCGTATGTCGCATCTGTTGGAATGTAAAAAGTATTAGCTGAAGCATTGTCCATTGTGACAATAGCGTTTAGTCCATCTGCCTTGACTGCTGTGTATGTAGTGCCAGTCTGAGCATTAACTGTAAGACCTGCGAACTTGGTATCGATGTCTTGACCAAGCTCTGCAATAGCAGTTGCGCCATTCTTAACAAGGTCGCTCGATGTTGGGATGTCGAACCCAAAGTTTGTAGTAGTAGTTGCCATTAGGTTAATGCTCCGCTCGCGTTAGTCCAAGTAAGTGTACCATTTACGCCTGTCCAGATCAGTGAGGCAGGGGTAACTGTTTCCCATTGGGTTGTTGATAATGAGAAGTCTGTTGCTGAGATGTAGAGGGTGATCTCCACAAAACTAGGGGTTGCTCGCAAGGCAACATTTTCCACAAAGCCATCAAAGGCGCCGCCGAGAAGGTTAGTAGGTAAGTTAGTAATAAGCACAGGCTCACCAAAGAATACGCCGATAAGATCATCTCGCATTTCATCGCTCATGTCTGGGTTGTCAAGTCTGAAGGTAATTGCACCCAATGACCCGCGTGGGTTTTTACGAAGATTTAACTCTCTGGAGCCAATGTCAGTTATGTCTGTCAGGCTCTTAATGTTGGACTCAAAGGAACGCTCATAGAGCCCGTAAGAGGCTATGGAGTCGGTATCAGAGGTACTATAGGTGCTGGCGTATCCTGTGCCGTATTTGTAAATAAGGCTGTTACGGATGCGAGCAATCTGAGTTGTGGACTGGATAGAGGATGGTGTTGCATACGCGCCGTCAAGGTTAGTAAATCCATTTGTTGCGAGATAGTTAGATCGGTTGTCTGCATCGGAATAGGACACAAAGCCTGTTGGTGTCTCAAAGATTTGTCCTAACGCGCTAGTGGCAATTTGGTCTACAAGGGTTTGACTCTTAGCCGTTGGGCTAGCAGCCTGACTGATCATCGTGTAAAAGCCTGTGTCCACTTCGCCGATGTAAGTCTCAGCTTCTGCCCATGTGGTAAAGGCTGGATAGGTATCCCATGTCACTGTTGGTGTGACTTCTGACCAAGTAAGGTTGAGCGCTGCACCTAAAATAGCTGCAATCTGAGCGCCATCTAAACCTTCTGCAAGGGCTGTATTATAGATAGCCTTTGACAGTTTAGCCAGTGCGCCAATGCCTAAAATTGTGCCAGTGGTTATGTATCCAGACTCTTCTGGACTTCTAACACCGATGTTAAAATCTGACACTTCTCCAGCAAATACTGGGATGTAATCACCATCTGAGTCTTTAAGCTCTAAAGATACTGGCTCTGTTACATTGATGGTGAAATCTGCACCAGTAGTATTGATGATCTCTATTCGGCAGTAACCTGCTGTGCATTGTCTATCAATGTCCAAGCGACCAGTGGCATAGGAAACAGAGGTAACAGTCGTATAGACATCATCACCTACTGTAACCCGCCACTCTGGTAGCCATGTCATACTGCGTACAAGCCCCCTCGAAGAGTGCCGCGTTGGACTGCTTCTTGTAGAACCTGATCAATCGCCTCTGCAATAGCATTAGGATCGCCAACGCCAGTATTGACAATGATTGTGTTACCCATAGAAGCGGACTCTGATTGTCGGAATGATTGCAAAGCTCCTGAGTTATCATACAAAGGTGATGACTGTAGAGCAGCGGTTTTAGCCGCTGTGTCCATGTCTAGCAAATCTGCAAATGCATTAGCGCGAGCAGATGCAGCATCGGCATACTCTAGGATAGCTGCAATAGATCCTTTAGCTGCAACTTCTTTAGAGATTGGCTCTATGTAATCTCCTACAGGTATGCCAGAGCCTAATGATCCGCTTGTTGGAATAGGTGCTTTAGCTTCTGCACTGGCTTTAGCCAGCATTCTTAGCATTTCCTCAATCTTAGCCAAAGCAGCGTTGAGGTTTTCTAAGTTAATTAAATCTTTAGGCTTTAGGCTATCAAGGATTGACTTGATGTCTGTAAGTTTTACATTCTGACCAGTAAGTGCGGCTAATGATTTAAGGTCTGCATTGAGTTTAGATGTTGCAGCAATAATCGCTGCTTCATCCTTAGAAGCAATTGCATCTTCTAGGGCAAGGATTGAACGCTTAACATTGAGACGAGCGACATCGTTGGCTATCTGCAACTGTTGAGCCGATGAGGTTGCCTTGCCTAGTTGCTCAGCCTGATTAGTAAGAGCTGCGGCAATCTGGATTTTGTCAAGGTCAAAGACTTCAACACCTTTACCTAAAGCAATTTGAGCCTTATCGATGGCAGCTTGTAACTTCTTATCTTTGAGTATCTTCGCCTGTGCTGCGGCTTGCTCTTTAGTAAGCTTGGTGATTTGTGCTTGGTTTTTCTTGGCTATGGCATCTGCACGCTGAGTATCTTGCGAGGATACTGTGAGCGAGATGTTGCCCATACCCTTAAACGCATCAAGGTCTTTAGCAAATAAATCAAAGTCAAAGATTGATTTAGTGATGGCGATAAACTTGCCAGTTTCGCGCGCAAGTCCAGCAATAGCATTAGCAATACGATCAATGCCCTTGATAAGCGGGTCGATAGTGTTAGAGCCTGATGCAGTCTTGATTGCATCGACTAAGCCTTCGCCAATTGTCTCTTTGGCGTTATTGCCTGCAACAGTTAATTTAGCAAGTGAACCTGCATAGGTATCGGCTGCCGCTGCTGCCTGACCTGCAAAGAGTGTTGCCAATCTTGTTTGGATTTCCTCAAATGATGAGGATGTCAATTCTGCCTTTGTAAGTCCAACACCTAAACGACCTAGTGCCTGAGTTTGTCCTAAGTACGCCTTCTGTAAGCTCTGTGATACCTGAGTAAGGCTCTTGCCTGTACCCGCACTAATGTCTAGGGCTAAGCCTAATAATTCTTGTGACTTAGTGACATCACCTGTAGCACGAAGCAAGCGATCCATCGCTGGGCGTAACTCGTCATCAAGCACGCCAGTCTGCATTTCAAGTCTAGAGATAAAGCCATTGACTGTGCCTACATTTGATCCATAGGCAAGTCCTAGATTTTTAAGAGTAGTGCCTAATGCCTTAGCTGCCTTGTCATCTTCTGCAAAAGCCTTGACTGAAGCCTTGCTAAATGAATAAAGCTTCTGCACGCTATAGACGGCTAATAAACTTTTAGCAAGTCCCTTGACATTCTTGGTGAGTTTGTCGGTTGATGTCTGAGCTTCCTTAAACGCCTTCTTGCCCTTAAACTCGGCGGCGATGTTAATGTTCACATTACTCATGCGGCTCTCCTTACATCTACCATCGCTGTCCGACGATTAAACTTAGTTGTGGTGTTTTCAATAGCCTTAAACACAGAGGCATTAGCACGACCCTGAGTCTTAGCCCAAGCCCTAAAGATTAAGCGACCCATCATGCGATGATCGCCTCGGCGGCTTGATCCGTATAACTGACCCAAGTTAGAAATAAATTGATTGCCTGCATAAGGATTAACAGAGCGAGATACACCTTTAGATGCGCCGCCTGCCTTAGTACCTACCCACTCTTGACCCTGACCATTCTTACGACCAGCAGTCTCGTAGATCGCACCGATCATAGACTTATTCTGAATACGAACAGTATTAACAAAGCCTGCTGCGTTTGGCTTAGATGGTGTTGTCTTATAGATGATGCCCTTGCGGATTTCCAGAGCATCATACTTGGGAAACCTTGCACCCCTAGATGTTTCACGCTTAGCCCAACCAGACATGGGAGATGCGATAGGCACATAAGACCTAGCCTCATTAACAATAGGCTTTAAGATGTTTCCTAATTCCTTTGTTAATTCTTTTGCTAGATCAGGTGCGTATTCTTTAAGGGCTTTACGAAGCTCGACCGCGCCTACTACCTCGGTTGGCATCGCTCACCTCTTTCGCTTCATCTTTTAGCCCTTGCACAAGTGCATCGAGCATTGTCTTATCTAAATCCAATAACTGCTGTGGCGAGATCCCCAACCTGATGCTCAACCGAGCAATCAAGTAGGTGAATGGAAGATCTCGCTTTAAGCTAAAGGGTCGGAGTCAAGCACCTCGACACTTTTAAGTGTCTCGATGAACTCCATCCCGAAAGGCTTAACAGACTCACCTGACCTGCGAACTACTTCCCATGCTAACCAATAGACATCGCTCTGCTTTTCTT